GTGAAAACCAAGTGGGAAGGACCCTTTATTTATGAGCCACCAAACGGAGACCTAGATAAAGATTGGTTAGTATGGATAAAATACCAGCACCCAGTAACTGGAAAACTTGAGCGATTCCGCTACAATGTAGGTTTCAAGCAGTATAATACGAAGCAGGAGCGCCGCGAACATGGCAAAGCTCTGAAGATTGTTCTAGAAGATCTTCTTGCTGAAGGATGGTCTCCCTATAATGAATATGATGTTTTTGCCGTTCACACTAATAAAAATGTTGTAAGCCTGATAGACCAGTACTTGGAGGAGGTGAAGGGAAATATCAGATCCAGCACCTACAAGAAGTATAAGATCGAGCTGAATTCTTTTAAAAACTACCTGATATCGAACAGGCTGTATAACCTTGAGTTAGATGAAGTAAAGAAAGCCACCGTACTTAATTTCCTTAATGTACAGAAGAATGCTAGGAAGTGGAAAGGTAAGACGTACAATCATTACTTGAATGATATCACAACCTTCTTCAACTATTTTCACCACAATTACGATGATTATATTGAGAAGGTGCCTACATTGAGTTTGAAGCGAGCTCCAATTGAGAGACCAGGCAACACGGCGTTTAATGACTGGCAATTTAAGAAGCTAAAGGATCTGATGCTCGACAATAACGACCAGATGCTCTATACTTTTTGCAGCTTTATTTACTACGCAGCACTTAGGAACGAAGCTGAGGGGAACTATCTCAAAGCGGGTGATTTCAACTTTACTGCAAAAACACTTAAGATCAATTCCGGAACCGCTAAAAACAGGAAAACGGAATATATTCCGATTTATCCGGATTTCATGGAGCTGCTGCTGGAGTTGAAAGTTCCTGAAATCCCTGGGGATTACTACATCTTTGGCAAAGAGAGCAGGCAGAAGTTTGTGATCGGTGGTCCTCTTCCAGTTGGTCAAGATTATTTTGCCCGTCATTTTCGAAAATATAAGGAGATGCTTAATCTGTCAGAACGTGATGGGATATATAATTACAAGCACACCCGAGCCGTCCATCTGGGCGAAGACGGGGAAGACCTTTACAAAATAATGAAGCTATTTAGGCATAAGGATTTGGCAACAACAATGATCTATATGCGAGACCTAGGTATAAACGTGCAGAACACTGAATTTAATAAAGGACGAAGGTTTTAAGTAGAGGAGATGTAAATAATATCTTCTTTACTTGACTTTGTTAGTGTCTTTTAATTTTGCGGAATCAATGATTTCTTTTGCCCGCTTCCCAAGAGCCACGACCTTAGGGTCTGGTTTTGGAGTTTGAAGATACCACTCATCTTTCTTATTTATTTTAAGCCGGTCCCTAACCAAGAGAAGTGCCGCTCTTGCCGAATCGGCGGTTGATGGTTCAGTAGTTAAATAAAGGGTCGTTCCCTTTAGTTCGTCTTTTACTTTAAATTTGTAATGACGTTCAGCGAATCTATACCTTTCTTCTAGTCTCCATAACTTATCGTCGAGGCTATCATTTTTAGATTCCAACTTATTATACAAGTCGATGAATTGTGAGGATGAAATTTCTTTGCCCCCCGTAATAAAGGTGATCTTCTCGGTGTAAGTCTTAATAGAGTCTTTTAGGTCATTCGCTTTGTCTATAAACTCGGAGTCTTTTCCAGTAGTCTTTTTAATGAGGTCGTTCTGCTTTGATATTATTAAAGTCAGTTGTTCTTTTTCATGATAGGTATAGGCTGCAAAAGCTACTAGAGCTGCAACAAGGATAAATGATACAACGTCAATTATTTTATTTTTCATTTCCCGCTGCTTTTTTCAATCATCTTGTACATAATTTCCATCTTTTCTTGCTCCTTTCGTAGCTCGTCCAAAGCTTCGTTTTTGGCCTTTTCTTTCTGCTCAAAAAGCTCAGTTTGATGATCTAGCCTCAAATTCATGATGGTGTTGTTGTCTTCAGCTTTCGTAATATAAGATCCAGCCCAAAATCCAGCACCAAACACTGAACCAAGTACTGTGAGAATGATAGCAATAACTCCCGGCCAACTACTAAAGAGCCAGGTTTTTAAATGATGAAACTTACTTTCTTGAGGTCTATCTCCTGGCATATAGAAAACTATGGACCTAAAATAGATTTTTTATTCGAATATCATTGAACACTGATTTCAAAGGTCGAAAGATTTAGCCAATAATAGTATATTTGACACGCGAACATTAATACAGTACTTGAATCAGGCTTTGTTACCTCTTTATAGGAACAGCCCGGACCTAGACCGCTTTGGCGGTCTTGCTGTATGAATGTTCGCAAAACCTCATCTGTCCGGGCTTATTTTTACTCCTAATCAAACGGATAATTCGACGTAAGCACTTCTACCTTTCGCTTCATATACCCGCTCTTACTGTTAACTGATACTCCAGACTCAACAGACCACATATGCCAACCAAGCTCTCTTGCATATTTCTGAAGCAATGGGGATGGATAAGAGGATAACAGAAATTTCCCTTTAATCTCAGAGAGTGTCTTCAACAGGTTCTCAAAATCCTGCTCAGAATAACCATCGTAGTGGCCGCAATCCGAATTGAAATAAGGAGGGTCACAATAGAAGAAGCTCTCCTCTGCATCGCGACTCCTTATGATGTAAAGAGCATCTGCACACTCAAGTTGTACATTCTGGAGCCTAATGGCCATGTCTTCAGTGAAGCGCTCCTTGTTGTTGTCGATCTTCTTCGTCGTGGTATTCTTCGAACGATCATAACCCCAAGATGAATCCAGCTGAGCGCTAAAGCTCTGAGTACTCAAGACCCAGACGGCCCAGGCACGCTTGATCTCCGAAAACATATCCGGATGATTATAAATAACCGATGCTTTCCGGTGAAGATCCCGACTATGTAATGTTATTCGGATCTCCTTCTCTAGGGAGACAAAATCATCTTGAACCACTCGGTAAAAGTTGATGAGCTCCTTATTTACATCATTCAAAACTTCTATTTCAGATGCTTCCTTTGCGAAGAACACCGCTGCGCCACCGAGGAAGGGTTCACAATACAGTACATGTTCCGGAAGAATCGAAATAATTTTGCTAGCTAACTTTTGTTTCCCGCCGTAATAGCTAATTGGCGTTTTCAGATTTAATTTTCCTTTGCTCATATTCTAAAAAGTGTTGGTTTGCTTTGTTAACTCTTTATAGAAATGAGATTGGACCGGTTTTAAAACCGGATAAAGTCGTAATTAGCGCCTACACTATACTTCCAGTTCGGTGAAGCCTTCGACCTTGGATAATGCAGATAACCGGCTTGCACACTCAGTCGTCCGAGATCTACGCGAATCCCAGGACCGACTCCATAAGAAAGCGTTTCCGGATCCAGGTTAAATTGTCCCTGGAGGCGCAATCCGAGTTCCGGTTGCTTTTGCTTCACAGTCAAAGTTCTCGCACCTTGAATAGTGACCCGGGGATCATTGCTGTAAATGTCGATGTAAGAATGATTCGCTCCTAAGAACCAGTTACGCTTCTTATACTGAGTAGTGACAAGATCAGCATCGTACTTGAAGTTAAACGTTGCAGATTGGGTGCTATCCCTGGGTATGAACACAGAGAGGCTTGCTCGAGGATCCGTATGCGTATAAGTCGTTACCTCGCTATTAATCTTCTTCTCCAGCTTTTGATTGGTGATCTGAAGGGAAGTAGCTACAACCATCACTTGTTTCAGTTTATCCCGGGTGATATTGAGCTGAGCAACTGTGTCAAGCAGATCTGCTCTCACTTTATCGATTGCCTCCTGATCGATCTCCTTGACCATTCGATAAACGGTATGTTGCAGGCCATTCTTATCTACCTCTTCTGCAATCTTCTTAGCCTCGGTCTGGATCTGCTTTTTTGCAATCTCAGCGATAGGACTTTCCTTATTGCGCTCCTCAGCTGCTTTCGATAACTGGTAGCAATACCAGCCCAGTCCTGCTAGTGCAATGACTAGCAGGAGGATGATGACTTTAATTGTTTTCATTTTTGGATTCTTTAGTGGTACTATCCTTTTTGGATCTCAATTCGTCGATAATTCCAGATTTAACAGCAATTGCCCATGTCAGGTCATCGTTCCGCTTCTCGACTTCCACGATACGAAGTGCCTGAGCCTTCACTGTTACCCTCAGATCTGCGCACTCATCCTTTTTCGTGAACTCTTTGTACACGAAATACCCGAGCAATAAATAAAGCATTCCCTGAAGAGGGTACTTGACGAAGTCAGGGAATGCAAATGGAAGTTTAGGCATGTTGGGCATAGTAATTAATTAAGCCTCGTTAACAGATAGTTCTCCAGTCTCTCGCAGGTAGATCTTTCTGATGTTTCGAGGGACACCGATTTGATAATCCGGCCGTCTTACGTCGGTAAGTCTTGACTTAGCAATGAACGCGAAGCCAACAGCGTTTGACTGATTGCCACCATACACGAGGTATGCATGATCATTTTCGCCAACATAGAAGCCTACATGAGCACCACCCGGGCGCGTGAATACAAGTATGTCCCAAAGCGATGCCTGAGCGAAAGGAATTTTACGGCCGTAACCTTTCCAAGCACCTTTCGGGCCGTCCCCCCAATAGCGGGCACCTAGGACGTTCGCCCAATTTGGATGAGGGTAGTTGCATCGCTTACAAACGACGGCAACGAACAGGCCGCACCAAGGAATATCATCATCCGGATACCATCCGAGGACGCCTACTTCCTTAGCCCATGCCATAATATTGACATTGCTTCCTTTCCCGACATGCTCCAGCGTGCCGTAATGCTTCAGAGCTTCGACCAACATTTTGGGAGCCCCTTCCCTGGCTAACCAGGAGTATTTAGATGGCAATGATTTCATTATTTTCATTCTTAGCATTCATATTTGAATAATCGGATACATAAATCTAATGTCCATAATCTCATATCTTATAGAATGCGATTCTGGATTCTGCTTCTATCCTATTCCCTGAAGAGAATGGGATGGTTGCAATAGTGCTACCAATTTGCCTACGATAATACTTTGCATCTGTATCCCTATCCCAAACAGTCAAAAGAAGTTGCTGGTTAAGGATATCAGTTCGATCTGATCCTCCTGCAACAACTCTCAACAAATCAGAAGTGGCAAAAGCTGCCAGCTTATTAGCTTGATTGTAATAATTCACCTCCTTGTTGCCTGTTTCTGAGATCAGATTGTCAGTACCTGTATGATTCAGTTTAATAAAGTTGGATGACTCTGAGTAAACATAATCAGCAGGAGGAATACCCACACAAAACAAACCAGCGTATATTTCAGAAACATAGAAAGGGTTTGTTACAGACAATGGAACAGTTAGCTTGTTATAACAAGTGTAACCGCACCCGAAGAATGTCGTTTTCTTGAGGTGATTAAACATGACAATGTTTGTCGTTTCATCAGTCTTGATGATGTCTGATTTAGCGATATATGCTCCCTCTTCGCAGGGAGTCAAAGAAATGGCTGAACTTATTGATACCGGAACGTTATTGATAAGGAATGTTACATTAGGGTTAATCTCATCTCCATGATACCCCCCTGCATTGTCTGATGCTCCCTGAAATTTGGTTACGTATTCATTTTCTGACGTATGTAACATACTCCTACCAGTTTCAGACATACTGTTAGATGTCCTGCTATACACGCACTCCCTTGAGCTCGCTATACGCCATAGATCAGCTTTTATAGACGGGTTTATTATATGGTGAACGTCAAATCTAATGTAATATGATTCTGATCCCGGGTATTGGCAATAGAATGAAAACACCCCGGTGTTTGTCTGGCCTCCTGTTGGGTTAAAACTGTAAAACATCTTTGGAAAGATGTAAGCGTCTGCCTTACCTGCTAACTTCGAAGCAGGTATAGTAAATCCATACGGCTCATACGCTTCATCTGTTCCTGGGGCAACCATTACTGTATTGTCATAGTTTCCCGTGGCTGGGTTATCGTTATTCCCTGACCACTCTACATTCACCCCAGCATACCCACCACCAGCAGGTACGGTAAAAGTTGATTTTGTAAACTTAACATCACCATCTACCTCGTTAAACTTTAATATCCTGTTAGTTCCAGCCCCGTCCGAATATAATCCACCCAAGAAATTAGAACTTGCCCCTGAAAGTGTCCATTGCCCCGGAGGTAAATAAAATAAAGGCAAACGCCTGTAAGATACCTGACCCGAAACTACTATTCCATCACTGTTTCTGTAGTAGCTCCCTGCTATTATTTTAGACTTGTCTGCCTTGTTTTTACTCTCATTTATGACATTATCTGTTTTTAATTTTACAGGATCGAATTGAGTTGATTTTACAACCCCTGGAATATCTCCTTGAACTTTACTTGCGTCTACTTTATAACCGGTGTATGGCTCGTATGCTGATGATGTGTTTGATAGCCTTAACATCACAGTATTGTCCAAACCCGAATTATTAGTATCACTAACGTTTATACCGATGTATTGGGTAGTTGCAGAAGTCGTAAATGTTGCAGAAGTTTTTGTTCCGGTATTATCGAGTATCGCTTTTGTTCGAGTAGTGTTGTTAAATGTGCTTTCGTTCAGAGGGTCAGCATCTCCATTATATTCATTACCCACAAACGTTGTGCTTATTCCCGTTAGGGTATATTCCGTATTAGGATCTACCTTAATTATCAAACGCCTATAGTTTGGGTCAGAGACAATTCCACCTCCCGTGGTAGATCCGTTTCCAAATGAAAAGTAACTGCCTGATACTATTTTTGATTTGTCAGCGTGATTTTTCCCTAATACTGCAATATCATTGGTAACTGTCTTGAGTGATTCAACTGTGTTCTTTCTTGCGTACTCTTCCAAATGTGGACGATCAACCAACCCCCAGGTTCCAACCCAACTATTTCCGCCCCAAATAAGTCTTACATCTACAACATACTGGTCACCGATTTTTGATGGAACTTCAATAGAAGCACCTAGATTATTCTTGAAATACTGATATGTCGTACCCGCTTTACCTTGATAGTATCTTGCTGAAGCCGGAATACCAGGGTTAGTATTATCTTCAGCCAATCCCATGAAAGCACCGTTTGTTGCCGCAAGCAGCGCATTCACTGACAGGTTAAAGTTCGTCTTACCTCCTGCAGTGTTCCTTATTCCCATGAGCATATCCCCAGGTTGCGTGTTTTCCGATACTGGGATTTGAGATCCTTTTATATCTGCCATAATTAATTAAGTGAATAAATCCGTGCACCACTTTTACGGCCGGTGTTGCGATCCTTGCAACCGTCGTGATGCCAAAGCGGATAATGTGAATAATGAATGTTTAAAAAGTCTTTAACCTGGTTCCAATAACCAAGGGCTAAAGACTGGTATTGCGTGATTTGCCTGACTACTTCGCGATTATCAACGAACTCGCTGAATTCGTTAAGCTTCGCTTTAAAACCAGTCGGTGTGATAGCCCCGTTAATGTTTGAAAGCACCCGGGCCGTTGCATAATGAACGAGTACCGGCTTAAGTCCTTGGAAGCTGATCGGAACACCTTTATAGATGTAAGTACCTCCGTTGATAAGGTGGCTGTAATCAGCATTCGGAAACTGAATGATATGTATCGGAGCACCGGACTCCTGTAGGATCCGCCCGCCGTTTTCGGCCTGCAGCTCCCCCACTTTCTTCAGGATATCATAAAACAGTAAATCACCCAGCAGCGGTCTAAGGTCAAAGTCCTGCGCGTGGGCGATATGCATGTTCAACTTCTTAACCGGATCAAGGTTCCCAGAAAGAGATACGTACGGCTCAAAATCACTCTTGGTTATCAGCAGGAGCGGCTGGAGGGGTTGTTCCTGTAAACTCATAATAGTTAAGTGGTTTGGGTTGATAATTATTTGTTGGGTTGATCTCTTCTTTGTAGTGAGAGAATACTTCTTCGAAGAACTTTTCCATCTTAACACGCTCATCACGGGTGATACCATTGTAATAATCCATGGCATCCTGCATCTGCTCCTTGTTGAAGAATCCTCCGTCAGTGACGCTGTGAAGGATGGCTGGCTGAAAGTAGTGCCTGATGATTTTTCTAACCACCTTCTCATCCGTATACTGGAAGAGCTTATCATTGATCATACTTTCAACCTTGATCAGCTGAGGCACCTTCTCTTTATCGTTGGCTTCAGCGATCATCACCTGCTCACCGTCCGGACCGACAAACTTCTTCATGTTGGTCTTGAACTCGTCTCTCTCATCTTCGTCTTCGAATTCTCCGATGTTGACGAAGATGGTTTTCAAAGAGAAGTTGTTTCTCAGATTGGTTGTGGTGGTCCGATCAGATGCGATTTCAGAAAGCATACTTTCGATGATAGCATCACATGATGCTAATGGGTACACTTCGAAGTCATACGAGAAATAATAGGTTTGACCTTTGTAGTTATCCCAACCACCGGCACGCTCTACCTGCTGCTCTATCACACTCGGATCAGAGTTGAATGGGAACGTCCAGACGATATCGTCCTTCTTCATCTTTCCGTTGGTGCCATCCCAATTGTCATAAGTAGCAAACATACCTTCATACTCGGTGCCCTCGAGGCCTTCACGAACATTTTCGAACGGAGTGTAATACACCGTATCGACTTCGTACAAAGCGTTCCAGTTAATATGAGCTGCATAGCCCCGGTGTCTTGCAAGGTCGGATCCTACCCTGGAAAGAAGATCATCAGGAGTCAAGCCCCTCCTGTTGATTTTAGTCTTATAGAACTTCTCGTCAACAAACCCTCCACCAACGATAAACTTCGTATATATACCAATGGCCTGCTTGGTTGTAGGAGAAGCATCGACAAGGCCAATAATACGCTGAGGATATGCATTGTCAGAATCATACCCTTTCACCTTAAGGTTTTTAACGTCGACTTTCTTTACAATACGGGGCTCAGTAGTTGGAAGGTTTGTTGCTTTCATTACTCAGTCCCTCCTGCTCCAGTGCCTTCTCCTTGGTTACGTTCGTTTCCTTCAGTACCAGATCCTTCGTTTTCCGCGTCCTGTTCAGCTGGCTCCGTATTTGCAGCGTTGATCTCAACCAAGCGTTTCTGAGCTGCAGCAATAACTGTTGCACGGTCATCTCCTGCTACAAGATTGTCTAATTCATCGAGGGTTTTTGCAGTACCAATCTTAGCAATTACATCTTTTGCAAGTGGCTTGTCCAGCTGGGTACCTGATGGCTTGCCGGCATCGGCCTGTTTTTCGTCCAGAACTACATTACCCTGATCATCCTTAGGATAAGATTCGAAGTGCTGCAGTAAGCCCGGATTGGTCTTCAGCATTTTAACAGCATCCTTGTCACTCAAATTTGCATTTGAAAAGTGATTAGGAGAAAAAGCAGGAAATTGGATAACAACATCCTTTTTCAGTTTGAATTTTGCGTTTGACATAGCAATTAGTTTTTCTAATGTTAGATCAGACACCTCATGATAAGCTTTGACAACACACTTCTTGCAACCAGGAGTAAAGCCGGTACCGAACACCGCCTTGTGGATGGTGTCGAGTTCCTTAATCGTTTCCGGATTGCGGGATCCTTTGATGTTTACCATCATTGGAAGCGCCTGTATTCTGTCAAAAATCTCCTGAGGTGTCATTGTTAGTAAATTAGTTAAGCAGCTACTGGAGTGATAAGAGCTTCAAGAGCTGTAATAGAATCGATGTAAGAATACACTGGTGTCTCATCGTCCGTCAACACGGCGAATGAAGCAGGTAAGTGAGGCTCCTCGCTTCCTTCACTGTTTGCGATCGTCAACTGGTAAGCACCCTCCATCGTTGCCTCCTGGTAGTCCTTAAGAGCACCATCACCAAGGCTCAACCCCTGATCTGTACCGAATATTTCGATAGCAGCATCGTTTGTTTTTTGCTTGTTGATGATCACCGCTACGTATTCGCCCAGGGAGATCGCTTCCACTTCCTGTTTTACATCACTAGAGTTAGCCAGGATCAAGAAATTAATGGAGTGTCTCCAAGAATACCCGAACTCTTTTTTCACGCCGGTGGATGTTGGCTTAACAGACTTATTGTATCCCTCGTATCGGAATCCTTTTGCCTGCGCTTTCATGGTAATTCCCCGAATGATGTTCGGATTCACCGCGTCCCGGACATAACCGGCAATATCGTCCCTGTTGAACAGGTATAGAACAGCCTCAACGCCCCCGAAAATTCGGTTACAGGAGTTGTAGAGCTGATTCTTCTTTATTTTTCCGCAACTTGTTGCCATTTCTTAAGTATTAAGATTTTTAGAATTAATGAATGACGGCCAGCTTAGTAAGCTGAAACCGTCATGTGATCTTCTACTACCATCGCATCGATGCTATAGCCAGTATCGATGATGTAAGTCTTCTCGGTCTTATCGTAGAATGCATCCAGAGCGCTCAGATCAGACTCTTCCTCTACTCCAAGCTGAAGATTGGAAGCAATTGTCGTAAGAATAACTCTGTGAGGAAGGTTTGACTTCGTACCGGTCATGTAAGATTTAATGATACGGTCCTGAATACTCAACACGTAAAGGGGGATGCCATCGTATTCCAGCACCTTGATCCCCTGCTCCACTCTTAGGTATGGAAGCTCGAAGCCGGTCGCTTTTTTACGCTCTCTCTTGTACTGATCAGCGAAAGACTTAGTAAGGATAAAACCGACATTAGGATCAGCAAGCAATCTTTCGTCTGCCTGAGCGACCATACTTTCAAGGATTCCAGTTGCAACCTGATCAGTTGTATCCTGAGCAGTGAATTTTTGAGCAGCAACGGTTGCTCCTGCATTCTTCGCAATGGAAACGTGGAGGTCTGGTTGTGCAGTCGCAATCGCGAATAGCTGCTTCCAATATCCATTAATAGCGTTGAAGTAGCGAAGGTCAACACCGTCCTTCAAAACACCACCGTCCGCAATGTTATCGATAGTCTTGTCACCAAAGAAGGCTATGCGGTATACCGACTCAGCAAGCGCTGTAGCGATACGATCTTCCAGGAATAAAGCGAATTCGGTACCAGTAAGATCTGCTTTGTCGATACCATTCTTCAGCCCCCAAGCGGTGAACTTACCTAGCAGATCCTTCCAGCATTCCTCGAAACGATCCTCGATATATTCCGGATCCCACCACTTTTCAATAGCATCGATCTGTTCGTCAGACACATCAGGTTTACAGTTCGGGCCTTTCTTCTTACCTACAAGACCAAGCATTCCCAGAATAACAACCTGCTGTTTCGCCTTGATGCCTGGTACAACAAGAAGCAGCGTAGAAATTTGAGGGTTTAGGAAGACAGCTGTCCAGAAAGCCTCTTTCATTGATTCGATCTGTCTGCCAGTGAAGGTGATCGGATCTAAGTTTAGATTTTTTGCCATGATAAATTCAGTGCGTTTAAAAATTAATTAATTGCGGCTTAGTCTTTCTCAGGAGTAGCCTTCCCCTTTTTGTTCTGGTTGATGAGCTTACGGCGCTCGTTCAGCTTCTCAGTGAAGTCTTCGTCTTCTGACTCTTCTTTCTTCGCTTTGTTGAAGTTTTGCTTACGGCCTTTAGGCTCATGGTTGCTCTTCACATCGCTGATCTTTTTTAAAGCATCAGTTGACTGCTTCAGCTGGTTAGTTACCTCAGAATTCTCGGCTTCAAGCTCTTTAATACGGTTCTCGAGCTCAATGATTTTCTCGCTGTCTTCCGGATCATCATTGCCTTCGTCAGAAGCTTCAGCGATCGCAGTAACGGATCCTTCAGCAACCGTGATTGTACGGCCGTCTTCAAGTTCATAATCACCATCAGCAAGAGCAGTTGTCATTTCGGAGTCTGAGAATACGTCGGTATCAACCGCAAGCTCACCCTCGTAATAGATAGTCGTTCCATCAGCCAGGATGGACTCAGCGTTCTCAATCTTCAACCCTACAAAGAAGTTCTTGATCGATTGCAGGACGCTCTTGTTTTCCTTCAAAAGTTTGGAGGTCTCTTTTTTCATGTTACTGTTATTAATTATTGGGAAATAGGAATTAGCATATTGCTTCACCTTAGCCGGTGCATTGTTGAAAATGTGGTTAAAGGCGTTTTGAGGGATGGCAACAGCAGCACCCTTACCAGGCGCTATGCTCGTAATGAAATTCATGGCCAACATTTCATCTGGGGTCATCCACGTCTCTTCATTGATAAGGCTATCAATCGCTACAGCGTCAAGACCGGTTTGGTCCATGTAGATTGAGTTAAGGACCTTTTGAATTTTGTCGAGCGCTTCAGCTTCCTTCCTCAGGTCATCAGCGTTCATGCTGTCATACATCCAAACACAGGTTGACGGCTTATGAACCATCATGATCGAGCCTTTACAAGCGATGATCTCTTTACCGGCCATCGCAATGATTGAAGCTATAGAAGCCGCAATCCCTTCGATCCGGACAATTACGTTTTTAGGATGCCTGAGCAGTGCGTTATAGATTGTCCATCCGTCAAAGACAGACCCGCCGCCCGAATTGATTAAGACCGTGATGTCTTCTCCCGCTTGTGCTGCAGCTTCAATAATAGGCACGATCTTAGCAGCCGAAAGGTCGCCCATACCGATGCCGTAATACATCCAGCCCCATTCGTCCCAGTAGTCGAAAAGTTTGATTGTTACCATGGAAACAAAGTTCCAGACAACAGGTAGCTAAGTCACTGACACAAAAACGCCATATTCATCTTATTCATATATGTATAAAAACTTACTAGAAAAAGACTTAAGGATCCTGTAGATATTACGTTCGTCGATGTTGAATTGAATAGCTGCTTCTCGAACGGCATGACTTTTCTTTTCTCCAGCTTCGACCTTTGCATCCACGTAGAAGTATATTTCCCGATGGTACACAACCTTAGCAGGAAACAAACCACATTGCACCAGGGATTTTAAGGCCCCGGTGCTTTTAAGTTCATTAATGATTTCGATATTACTTTTGATCTTTGATACTGGCATTACACTATTCTATTTTGGTTGGATGAGGATCGTTTCTGCTGGGCGCTTGTGACATCACGAACATCGGTAACTATTGTGACATTCCGAAATTGTGATGCAATCGCAACGGCCAAAGCCTCGGTATCAAATGTTTGTCCGGTGTACGTCGAAGCTATTCCCTGGTACATTCCACCGTTAGCAAAACGAGGAAACATAACCGACTTGTATCCATTCGAACCCGGACCGATCAGCGGACGCCCGCCCCCGGCCGTATTGATTGCTGAAAGGATTGGAAGAAACATCTTCGACGATTTCTCATTGATTATCACTTCACCATTACTCAGCCGGGCGTTCATGCTATCACTTGTTCCGGTACCGGGCCCACGCAATATAGTACCCTTTCCGTCCGAATCATAATGCAGACCGCCGCCGTTATATTTCGGAACGGTTACGAGTGACTTAGCAGCTGATGCAATTCTCGCTACCAACGCAAGCGTACCGGCAACAGCAATAACGTTCAGAGGGAATGGCTGCTTTAACTGCGTGGTTATACCGAGCAGCTGCTCGATAGCGAGCCTGGCATTCTGCTGAAGAAATAGAGCCGCTTCAGCTTTTGTCTGCAGTGCAGCTGCTAGTTGAGCGGCCTTAGTATTTTGACCTACTACATCCTGAAAGTTATCTCCAAAGTCATTGATGGCATCAGTAGCTGAAGCCCACACTTCCTGATCAAGTGCTTTTTGCTTTGCCGCGAACTCTTCATGTATCGCATAGGTATCTTCGTTACGTGCAATGGCAGCAGTTACTGCGAGCTCATACTCCTGGTCGAGATATTGTTGCTGATACATCAGGCGCTCAGCATAAGAATCAGCTCCTTCAGCGCGTGCCTGGGTAAGTGCAAGCTCATTCTCCTTTGCCTTGGTGATCCGTTCCTGATCAAGGGCGTCGGTCTTCTCGTTCATCTGCCTGATGTTATCTTCCACCATGGCATTGCGAACTTGCATCTCACTATTGATTAGATCAGACAGACCCTTTTCCCCTTTGTTCCGGCGGTCGATCAGGTCTTTGATAACCTTGTCCTGGTCTTCAAGTCTCCGAATGCCGTTAACACGTAGCTCCTGCAGCTCCCTTTCCCCTTGATTCTTGATTGAAGCGGTGGTAAGGTCTTCGATCTCCCTGTAATTTTCCTCGATCTGTTGCAGATCTTCTTCATGAAACTGTTTCCGGATCTCAGCGAGACGTGCAGCGCGTTCCTTCTCCAGCTGCTCGGTGGTCCGATTGTACTTATGATACAGCTTTACCTTCTCGTCGATCTCCTTATTGATAGAGTCAATGTCTTTCTGCCTTTCGGTTAATATAGTCTCGTTGGTTCTAATCAGTGACTCTAGACGCTCCTGATTAGCTTCCTTGTATTTCTCCGCGACTTCTTTAGACTTGTCTGCTGCTTCCTTTTGCAACTGAAACCGATTTGTTATAAACTCGTTTTCGCGACCGACCGACTCTTCACGCAAATCTGCAAGCTCCAGTTCAGCCTCCCTAAGCTTCTGCAACTCGTCGTTACTGATCTTGCTAAGACCTCCACGAAGTTCAGCCTGTTTCTGGAGTATCCGGACTTGTCTAAGCTGAAGCGTTTCAAGTTCCTGAAGTCTTCGCTTTTCAATTGCAGCAGCTTTCTCATTGGCCGCAATACGTTCCGGAATGGAGTTAAACTCATTGTCCCGGATATTCTTCAATGCCTCCTCCTGCCTGATAAGCTCCTTTGATGTTGCGATGTTGTTGATACGATCACGTTCGAGCTTGTTTTGTTGGTCCTGAAGACTTGCAGCGGCCTTAGCAGCGTCGGATATACTTTTGGTAAAGTTCTTCATCTTGTCCGTTGCATTTTCAACACCGGTACCCAACTGAATCGTTCCGTTCGTGATTTTCTTGAAGTCGAGGTTTATGATACCATCGATTATCACTCCCAAAGCTTTGAACCGGTTAATCAGGTTATTCACGATGAAGTTACCCAAGTCCTTCGCTGCTCCGAGCGGATCCTTGAAAACTTTCTGCATCGGACTGATCAACTCAAAGAGAATTTTACCCATCATTTCAAACCCAGCAGCCAAACCTGCAACAGCGGTTTTGACAGCGTTTATCACCGGCTGGAACTTTGTCAGGTAACTAAACAGCGAAGCAACAAGCACAATAACAAGCCCGATACCTGTTGCAGCCAATGCGATCCGGAAAACTTTTAAAGCAGTCGTTCCTAATGTTACTGCAGCTGTATTTGCCTCTTGAGCAGCGGTCGATGCTTGAGTTACTACGACGTTAGCTTCCTGAGCAGCTGTAGCAGCTTCCTGAGCAACGGTTGTCGCTTTGATCACTTCCTGCCTAGTAGCTGCTCCCTGGCTAAACTTAAAACCGATCTCAGTCGCTTTCTGCTGTGCTTCTGATGCTTTCTCGGTCGCTTCAGTCGCGATCGTCTGAGCCTTCTCAAAAGCGGCTTGAGCTTCCTTCACTTCTTCCTGTGATTGATGATAAGCCTGGATGCTATCCTTAGCAGCATCAATAGCTTTCTTACCGATTTGAAAACCGATAGGGAGATGCTCCGTAACCTGACTAAAGGCGTTACTTGATGTTACAGCTCCAAGCATCGTGTCCCTCAGCTCACCAACAGCCTCAGCGTAATTACCAACATTACGTCTGGTGTCACCAACTCCTTTTTCCTGCTGCTTCAGTTTATTCGTCACGTCAAGCATTTGAGCGGCCAATGCTTTTCCTTCCTCGGTGTTCTCCCTTTGCTCTTCACTCATCTTCACCCATTGAGCGTTCAACATGGATAGCTGAGCACGAAGGCCTACCATGCTACCTGTGTAATTATTGGAAAGGGCAACGTTAGCCTTCAGCTCTCGACCGAGTTCCTGAAGCTTTACTTTGTTCTGCTCATACTCGAGCGTATTCTTTTTACCTGTTGAAGCAAGGATCACCTGCTGGTCTTTCAGGTCTTGCATGGCTTTCAGAGTATCCGTTGCTTTTTTCGCATACTCAGCGTTGTCCATCCCGACCTCTATGATAATTTTGTCTGCCATGGTTACATTCTTATTAATTCGACTTTAGCAGGTTCCCCCTCGATATAGTCAATGATCTGATTTATGTAATAGTATTGCGCCTCGTTTTCGTCATACACCGGCACGAAGAAATCAAGCTGGGAGATATCGATCTCGTTCAATCTGACATACCTGGTTACCTTTCGCACCCTTTTGAGCATGTACTCAATAACCTCTGTGTAGTAAGCTGAGAATAGTTCCTCAAAGGACAAACCCGGGAAACCTTCCTTGATGAAATACGGAATGGAAACTGTAGCTCTTCCAGCCGTGTTCGTTCCATCGGTAAATATTAAACCAGATCCGGAAACATTCTTACTGATCAATACGCGCGGTTGTGTCTTGATCTTATACACCTTCTTAGCATCGTCCGTTTCGTCCGGATCCACTTTGTTGATTTGCGCAACCTCCCTTCCCGTTAGCCTTAAAACAGAAATGGTCGCTGCGTAAATGCTTGTTATTGGAGTCTCCTCTGACTTTAATGTCAGGTTGTTTACAGCAAATTGACCTACACCAAGAGAAGAGGGAACAGCGTCATCTACCTTGTATCTTCCAAAATTTACTTGACCATAGTTCCCGATCGTAAATTCCGCGTTATCGTCTTCAGGATCTACAAACTTATCGGTCCAGTTTACCGCATTGGGCTTGTTGTTATATAGCTCCGACATCCAGTGGAAGGATATGTGCTTACGATAGTTGTCGACAATGGGGGTAAGTCCGTAACGCTGCATCCAGTCCTTCAGGAACTCCAACTGGGTAACATCCGGTAACGTTGATGACAGCTGAACATTTTGCCCGTAAAGAACTGTCTTGTCCTTCACCTCAAAAGTGATAAAGCTATCCACAACAAAAAAGCCAATGTTGTTTGTTCCGTGGCTGCTATTGTCATAGCGAATACCGGCCCGGATCTTTTCCCCAGCGTTAATAGGATAGTCTCCGGTGTGCTTCAGCCTGCTATCATGGAAGGAGTTGATATCTTTCTCAGTGATGTAGTCTAACCTGCTTTCGTAGACATTAACCCAAGCTCCACTCCGAAATATCTGAACCATAAACGTGGATAGGTCTTCTGCGAAAATCATATTGATATTAACGCTCATTTCCATTGACAGCACCAATTTCTCAGGCGCTGTGTATTCCATACCGTTCCAAAGGTTCTGCTTATCGATAATTTCCGTTTCAAAGGGAATAGGCTTTACCTGGTTGTTATCGTAGTGCACGCTGGTTCCTTCATATCCAGGGAGCGCTTTAACAATTGCTTGCACCCGATACTTTTCCATCCGGGTAACATATTCTTCAGTATGATCAAAGCTGTCTTTCGAAAATGGAAGGATCTCATTCTGCAACCTCGCATCGCTAAAAATACCACCTTCATATGTATAGCCGGCTGAACCAAGTATCCGGGTTACCAAACCCAAAGTAAATACGGCCGGTCGAAGATTTCTAACATCTATCGAATTCCCATTGACCGGTAACAAACCATAATCAATGATCGGATAGATGTAACCGTGACCTATTGCCGTATTCGTCTGTGAATTCGCAACCGTGGTAAGATTGAAAGTATGTTCCGGAAACACCAGATCAGATAGCTTTTTCTTATCAATGATCGAAACGAAGTCTACAAGACCAGAAAGAACCTGTACTTCAAATTCCCTGCCTGCAGACTGGATGATAGCAATGCCTGAGGGAACAATCTCGATTCCTTCTTGGATAATTCTGGCAGGAAGAGTCCGGTATGGTTGATTCTGAGTAAATGCATCCATATCGGACAAGCCAAATATCAGCCGGTTATTTTCGGTACCAGGACACTTAAAGTTATTTGTCCCGGTTGCGACTCTGTTCTTGATATCAGCAAGGTCATTCACAGCAAAGGTTAACGCGATCGGGTTATCTTTCTCGTTGAGGTCCACCAGGTACCCATCTATGTAAAGTTCTTTTGCCATTTAGATAGTTTGAATGTTTGCTTCAGGAAGAAGGATCTTAAATTTTACGCTGCCTGAGTGTAATCTTGTCTGCCTGGTATCGATACTTCCCGGCTCAACCACGACCGTTTGCCACTTGACCGGCTCTGTAGAGATTAGCATTTGCACCTTGATAGATTTTCTTAACCAGGATAGGGCTTTTAGCTCGCTAGGCTTGAGATTATGAGCTCCGAGGGTAATTGCATCACGTCCGGACTTTCGTACAACCTCAGACAGCGCTTCGCTATTTTCCCAATCAGTCACGACCTTCCTGATGATTGTATCGTTTGTGACGTTTCCATCGATGTACTGGTTATACCCGAACCTGAAATAATTCCAGGTACCCAGATGATTGATCCACTTTAGGTAGACATATGGATCGTTATCACAGGTTTGTTGTGTCCGGATAAAGATATCGCGGGTAACCTTGATCTCCTGAGCGCCCTCCAGATAATATACCTCGAGCTTAATTCTGCTTACCAGGCTCATTACCTCAGGAACCCTAAGCCTTACAATGCCGGTACCTTTTACGATGGTATTATTTTCGGTTACGGATCCTTCAAGCACGATACCACCGCCCGTTTCATTAAGTAGTTTTCCTCCGAGCTCAGTAAGCAGATACGACAATGACAGACCACCAGGGACTATCTTACCGTTCACATCAACGGCCGTATACCTGGCTATAAGATTTTTTGTAGATAACGTATCTCCTACAATAAACGAGATGCTGTAAGGAAGTCCAGACCACACAACCGGCTCTTCAAAATCAGTGAGGAACTTAGCGGAACTATCATTCAGGAATGAGACGTATTCAGCCATATTACCACCGTATCGTTCGCCCAGCTGCATCGCTGCATAGGTTACAAAATACGGCCCGGGTACCGTTGTAGGCACTTCAGTATCCGTACCTGAGAAGCCATCCCCTTTAACATCCCATTGGCCCGCTACCTTGACGGTGAATGGTGCAAACAGGTTTGTATCATAGTAAGCGATATCCGAGTAATTGAATGCATCAACTGGCTTAACAAGTACCTTCAAGAACCTGTATAGATTTACTTTTGCTACTCCTGATGGATCCGCATGGAATGTTGACGTAACCGCAATTGAGTCGGATTCGATCGTGACTACGAAACGTCGATTTAGGCGAAGGTGCAGCTCGCTATACTCAGACAGGCTGAAGGTAAAGATAATCGGATTGAAGGCAGCCATCCATCGGGACACGTTCCCGTTGCTTAATGTGATGCTTGGTAATGATTCTATGTTCATGTTTAAAATTTTGTGTTGATATCCTCAATAATCTCAGACCGTATCTGGGTAATAAATCGTTCCTTAATCTTTTCCTTGAAGGCTTCGATACGCTCCCTTGAGGTAACATCAAGGAGTACGTTCTTTTCTCTAGCGCCTGCACGATATAAAGCCGTTCCAGATTCAGCAATCTTCTTCGCAATAGGCCATGCAGCACCCCTTGGTAGTCCCTTTGCCACACACCAATCTATGATGTTAGATAGAGGTGGACGCTTACCTGGTGCACGTCCAGTAAAGGTGTAAAAGATATGCTCAGCAGCGGTAACATTCCCCTTCATCGGGCCAATATTGACTTTAATGGAATTACGAGTCTTACCCGTTGCATTCCTGTTTCCAAATTGCGTAAACTCCTTATCATCCCGAAACTCACCTGCTCTACGCTTACCATCAAGCTCATCGAGAAGTTCCTGCTTAACCCCCTCTAAGAACTCGGACAATAGCTCATACGCTAAATCAGAAATCTTCTTCTCTTCCATAATTCAGACTATTCATATTTGGATAACGCACAACAAATCGATAGATTCAATTCCAACTTTCACCGACATTTGATTCATACGCAAACCTGCATGGGCTCCTTTGCAACCAATACCAGGTTAAGCTCCACTCCCACTGTGTTGACGTCATATCGATTGACAACCTGTATTCCGTCAATTACCTCAGGAAGCTCTTCAAACAAGCCTGATCCGTCCAGCAGTTCAATATACTCAGCAGCCAGTCCCTTCATATCCTCGATATAGAAATTACGCTGAGTGGCTGTTAGATCCTGATCAGCCTTCACAACAAACTCGATGTAGATTGGATATCGTTGTCGCATAGTGCCGGTGATTCGGTTACGTTTAAATCCAAACTGCTCAATCTCAAATACGTTAACCACACCGGATGAATAGTCCTGATCGTCCCCATCTACATTGTGCTCATACTTTCCGGAATAAGCGAAGACCGGCTTCCCTTCCAGGCGTCCGGCTAATAACTTTAGTTCGTCAATTAAATTCATTGTCCTTTTGATTTTAAAACTTCCCTATACTGTTCCTCGTAGATACGTTTGTCATGGTTGATCATCATCTTGATCAGCACCCGCTCATACGGCAAAGCCATTATTGAATCCCATAGTAAGACGTTACCATCAGAAAGAGACTCCAGGATGTTAACATCTTCGTACTTCTCAAATATTTCGATACCAGCTTCTTTCTCCACATCCGTAATCCGGTTAGGAAGCAGCTGAACCTCGTTAGATACAATGACTTCCACTTGAGAAAAAAAAAATTAGCAAGCGGTATTGCATCAGTTAGAGGAAGGCCATGAATGACTTCCTTAAATTCTTCAGCCTGGTACTCATTGTAAGGCTTCCCAGTGAACGGAACATACAGATAATGAGCAATCACATCAGCTGCTTTGTCGGTTGGATCAAACGCAACACCGGTACCGGTCTCCTGAATCTTTTCCTGGATAACCTCTTTAACCTTACGTGACGGCCAAAACGGTTCTTTCTCCAGATCCTGAGGAACTCTGACAACCTTGTCCATGATCGCTATAGTCACTGGAGGGACAATGCAAGCATCAGAGTTGAAGTAGTCCCGGATATTGTCGTTCAATATTTCCGTCAATTTAATCGCATCCTGGAGCTGCTTCTCAGCTTTCGGGCTGTACTTTATATTCAGCAGATCATCTTTGTCTACACTGCAAAGAATAGCCAGCTGCGTAATGATATCCTTCTCCTCCCTGAGCTTCAGGAATTGACCTAATGTCAACTCATTGGGTTGATCCGGCATGTTAAGCGTTAAGCTCGCAATTTTGATTTCAAACATTCTATCAATTATTAAAATGAATATTTCGGTGCTCTTGTCACTTTGTACTCGAACCACATTCGTAACATAAGATTGGTAGCGTGGTCAGGAGACCGGCCTATCAGTTCCTTGATATCCTTCCTGCTGATTATATCAACGGGCCCATCACTATCCATGTTGATCTTTTTGATGACAGACAGCTCCGTGCTGATATCATCTTCCTCTTCAGGATCCGCTCCAATTATTCTGATCGCTGCATTTATTACCATCTGGGAAAGCTTCGTGTACAACTGAGAACGCTTGTTCTTGAAGTTCTCCTTCACACCGGTTTCCTTTGAAGGGAATGCTGTCGACTGGTTATTCATCTCATTGCAGTTCTTCAAGAAATCCGCGATCGGACCACCTACACCATCAGCATCGACCACAACCCGGGACATAGGTACACCATTAGCTGCAGCAAGATCTTTGATCGCTTTAATAACCTCAGGCGCTCTTTGCTTGTACAGGCTGATCCGTTTGGTGTTCACCAATCCATCCCACAAGTAGATCCGGGTATAGTCATCACCGAGTCGGGCAATATCCGCTGTAATGTACCTGATGCCTGTTGGTTCCACATGATCGTTCCTGAAGATATCCACGATCTGAGTATATTCCATCAGGGCGGCCGGATCGTTGTCATAATCCCAGTTACCCTTGAACAACCTTTCCTTCATGGCTAGGTCACTCATACGTCTCAGCTGCTCGATATATCCGGACTCGGCAAATACATTGTCTTCGACCAGGGCCTGAATAAACTTCTGGTAGAACTTAAGAAGGTTCTTCTTCGCTGGCTTGTAAAACTGAGTATACAGCCAGTTCTTTTTCGGGTTACAGGTAACAAAGATCTTCCCGATCAGCCCGTACTGGTCATTGAGCATCCTGTTGACACGCGACTTCAATACGTCGAATGCTCTGAAATGTACTTCCCCTCCCTCTTCGATCCATCCAGACGTATACTCAGTCGATCCAAGACGCTCGAATTGCGGATCCTCTGATGGCTTAAACTTCAGCTCGATAAGGTTGATCCTAGAACCGTTGGTAAACTCGATGTAGTGATCGGTGGTATAGTATCTCCAGTCACGTCCCTCAAGTATGCCATATGTCTTACAGACGCGTCGAAAGGTTACCAGGGTGCTTTCCTTGATCTTCATCAATTCGGCTCGTCCTATGAAGTATTTTGTACCAGGGTAAGCCATACAGCTGAAAGCAAGCCAGGCACACCCAGTCCATGACTTTGCACCACCTGCAGCACCACCATAGATTAACTCGGAGGTGACATCATCAGTTAGCGCAAACAGAGCAGCTTCCTGCTTCAGGTGTTTACGTTGGAGTTCTCCGTTTTCATTGACGGTTATAAAGTCAAAAGCCCGGCGTCGAAAGAACTCCAGGTTAATTTCCATATCGTCAACATTAAGAAGAGACTCCAGTTCAATCATAGAAAATCCGGTTAACTACGTCTGGAGTGCAATATGAAGCAGTGCTAGTAATATCACTACAACCACCAGTACCCGGGTGTATGGGTTACTGCTGTAATTACGATCAGGTATCAACTATCCTCCTTTTTTAAGGTCTTTTTAAATGCTGCAAGTGCTGCCAGCTGCTCGGTTGTTAAATCCTTCAGATCGACGTTGGTAGTCTGTATCGGTCCACCATCTTTACCGGTAAGCTCGTGACGATCCTTGAATATCTCAGGCCTTCTACCCTTTAACAGGAAGATCATCAGCGTGTCTGAAAACTCCTGAACATATCCCACTCGCTTTCCTTGCTGAAATACAGGTTTCTTAACACCCTCAAATGCTCTCCTGGTGGCTTCATCTTCGATCGCGTCAATGCCCATCGATAGCGCCTCTTTATACTCTACCAGAAAAGCAGGATCGGGTTTCCACCGATACACTGCTTTCCGATCAATCTTTGCCAATTTACAAGCGGCCGTAATGTTCCCACATTTCTCAAGCTCAGCAAGGAAGTCCTTCTGCTGCTGTCTCTTCGTGCGCGTGTCTTTTTTTAGTCGTGGCATTGTCCCTCAAAGATAATCAATATTCATGTTATACAAATATGGATAAACATTACCACCCGCGTCTCACTGGTGAAGGCGTAGGTGGTGGTGTTGGCGGCTTGTGTGGTGATGTTGACGGCTTGTACGGTATTCTCATGCTGTCGAGATGCAACCGTACAGTGGGATTAATACGCTCGTCTTCTACACTCGTCCAGTACTCCAGTAATGCTTTTTCGAATGCTGGAAGGCTCTCAGGTGTCAGTGATACGTTTGGCTCCATTTCGCCGTTCTCACCGTTCACTTTTGAATGCTTGAATATTACCAAACCATATTGCAGTTCTCCATCAGAAACGCGATGACGGTTTATCACGTGGCTTACTTCCGCCAGTGGGATAGTAAGGTACTTTGAAATATAAGCTATGCTTTTGTTGATTTTCATTTTAGTATTTTAGATTAAACTATTGATAAATGAGGAGAAAACAGCCACCCAATCCATATACGGCACATGGAAGAAGAAGGATCTTACAGGAGGCTAGAGAGTTCAATAAGACTTTACCGGAAAAGGATGTCGAACAAGCTAAAATGTTCGGATACCTTTTGGTTTTCGGAGCCTTCGTGATCATCGGATTATTATTGTTACTTATTGGTGGATGGGATCTTGTCAAATTCTGGCTTACTCCGAAAGGTGCGAGATAATGGCTGGATATCTGCAAGCATATTTAACTACGGTAAATACCCCTTTTGAAAATCTATCTTGTACCGAATGTATAGTTAAGTATCTTTGTACCAATTCGTCCGAAGATCCTCAGTAAAGTCTGCTAACCCCTCCAGTCGAGGGGTTTTTCTAACTAAGTCGAAGATAAAAATATCATCTTAGCGCCTTAATCAGTTCTATTTCAGTTTTTGCAAGATCAATTAATGTTTTAACCTGGTTATTGATTTCGATTGCCTGAGGGATATACTCTTTATCCCGTTGGATCTTCCTGATGTTCTCCATGACCAGATCCTTCAGTTCACCGCCGGATGTTCTGATGATTGTTTGGGGAACAGCTGATGGAGAAACAACAGCCGGTGTGTTTTCCGAACTGATAGCCGGAGTGGTATCTGGAAGAAAAGACTTCATTGTGTCTTGAAAGTCTTCCACCAGGATAGTAATGTCTTCAGTTGCGCAAACAATGCGGATAACCTTTTCTTTGATCTCAAATCTGAGTACGGTTACTTTACGTCGGTTGTAGGTATAATTCTTTCCTACCATGCCAGTCAGAGTGGCTTCAATTTCAAATAGCTTCATTTTAGTAATCTGTTAAGTTTAATTTGTTCTCTCTTTAATTCAATAAGCTCAGGGTGATTGCTGATGATCTCTTCCTTCAGCTCTGAGTTTCTCCAGGCAATACAGTTAGCGACATACTTATCAGACAGGATCTCTGAAGATGAATTCCGCATCCGGTTTTCCCTTCTGGTGATCAGCTCGAGGTTGTCAACATCAGCATTAAGCGAGTTGCCGTCCTTGAACCAAATGCAGTGACCTTTTGGAACCGGCCCGTTTTGCTTCTCCCAATTGTGGATGTGCAGCTCCTTCCATTTCCCAAGCTCCAGGCAGATGTATTGATACGCTCTTCCTCCCTTCTTTTCAGTCGCGCGTCGTATGGTGATCTTCCCAGGCTCATTGTAGGAGTTGTGAGGAACGTTACCTCTTTTGAACCGGGTGCTTCTGGTCCGGGCAATCGCTTCAGTGGACATATACTCCGTTTGCTTCTTACCCTTGTTTGGCGGTGTGGATCCTTTCTGAATTCGACTCAGCTGCTTACGCTGCTGGATCAGTTCTGCAGGGATGGATAAACCCATCGCCTTCAGCCTTGACATGATGCCGGTATAACTTCTATTTATTTCTTCAGCAAGTACCTTGACGGGCTTAAGGAGATACTGCTCCCTGATGATCGCGTCCTCCTCAGGTGTGAAGGTTGTCTTTCCGATGAGCGCTTGTGTCCGGAACTTTGCTCTCAGCTCAGGAGGAACAACAAAACCTTTTTTCCGGATGTACCGCTGAACAGCTGAGGAGGAGCAGCCACAATCTTTAGCGATAGCTTTCCCGCTTTTCTTCAGGTAATTTGCCTCGATATATTTACACGTTTTGCTTGGTAGTCTTGTCATGGTCTATCTCACTTTCTGCTACTTCTACATCTTTATGCCTGCATTCGATTTTGTAGGCTTCTGGGTACATAATTACTACATCGGACAAGGTCTTAGCAATTAATGGAAACGACTTGCTGGTATCGTATATCTGCACTATGTAAACATTGTACTTATTCATTACCTTTCCCTCCTTCAATCTCTGATTTATGGCCTGGGCAACCCTTTACAGGATCGAAGCCCAAACAGCCGGTTGCCGGAATATATAATTCGCCTTGAGAAAGTCTCGCTTCCAGCTCTTCGCGGACCGCTTTGCCGTCCATGTCGAGAATATAACCTAGCTCCTCATCAGGTAAACTAAGAAGACTCTTAATGCTCGTTTTAACATGGTACATCATTTTAGTAGGGGTTATAGCCAGTGTAAACTTCTGCGTGTCTTAACTCTCTTAAATAATACCATTGATACTCCATCTCTTCGGTACGACCGCCACCTGTTAGTATGTGTCCAACTAGCTTATGTTGATTAGGATAATATTCTTTATTGATCCCCTTACCGCCATACAAGGTTTTTAGAAGTTCCTGTCGGGTAGGTTTTTGAAAGAACACCGCTACTAAATAATCTCCATGTTGATCATAATCATTGTGGGCCACCGTAAGTACGCAAACTGTATTTCTCTGTTGTTCTAAATTGAGCTGTTCCATTTTTTTGAAGGGTTTAAAAGTATAACTGCGATGAATATCCAAATGCTTATAGCTAAGAAGACCACATCCATTATTGCCGGAACGATCGTCTGATAAATGTGATACTCGAGACCAGGCTCGGAAAGCAGAAAGCAAAGCGGAAACATTGCAAGGAGTAGCGAAGACATCACGCCCAGGAAAAGAAAAAGGAATTTTAGGTATGCTTTCATAATATTAATTCTGATGGATTTTCATTCCGAGAATGCTCGTAGTGATTTGGTTGGACGGTTTACTCATCAGCATTTTGATGAAGTCATCGAACATGTCTCTCTTGTAGCCCTCCAGCGTCACATCGACATAGATACGTCCGTCTGGAAGGTCTCTCACTGTTCCTTTCAACAGTTCAACGTCAAGGTCAAAAGTGTCTTTCATCTTTGCGAACATGAACTTTGTAAGCTCCATCTCGACACGCAGCGGTTCGTTTTTCTTATCAGGCATTTGTCACCTCCTTTACGATAAAAGTTCTGATACTAGCCATGGATCCTTCACAGGCAGCTTGCAGATTTAATCCTTTTTTCTGGATCAAAGTCTGCGCTTCGTACCGGGATCTATCAAGGTTTTGCACTCGATATTCAATACCTGAGGGTGTACGCTTCCCATCATGACCGAAAAGCATTTCAAACTTTTCTAGGTCAGTTAGACTCTGTTTTGACATAATTTTTAGTTGTTTATAGCTTCTTTAATAAGTTCAATTGTTTCTGCAGACATGAGCTGCTGAGGCGTTCGGCGAATGACTTTCCAACCCATTACATTCGACCGGGTGTACTTTTCCATATCGCGGATGATGTTCGCAGGCCTGGAGTGAGCACCCCCACCCTCCATCCAGATACCACCTTCAACTTCGATCGCAATTTTGTATTCAACGTATGCATAATCGAATAACCACCGGCGTTCGGAATAGAACCGGTATTCCGGATTAAGATCTATACCAAGCTCCTGCTTCACCAGGATCAGGAACAGATCAAGTTTTGGCAACTTCTTTACGCTTTCTGGAAATTCTTTATCGCTTTTCGGCTTTTTCCTTACGCAAGACAGCGGTTTTGAAACGATTTTGGCAATTGCCGGTGCGGTACCGGGCGCGTGAAACACTCCGTTCACCTCTCTGAATCCTTTGTTAGAAAGATCTTTGATAGTCCAGCCTCTGTTCTTCTTCATGCCTGCTTCCTCCTATCCGGTGAATCAATGTCGAAAGTGATGAAGTTGAACATCTCATGCATCCTGGATGCAACGCGGCGGCCGTAATTTGCCTCCAGTTTCTCCAAGCTCAGATTCGTAGTGGTGTGAATCTTTCCAGCCATATTATTTCGGTATGCTCTTGACAATATCCACTCCATGGTATTCATATTGTTGCCGAACCGCTTCTTCATATCCTCGAAGCCAAGGTCATCGAAGCACCACCCAACCTGAGTGTGTCCGAGGTTCTGATGAGGATATGCAGGCTTGAGCTTAATGTATTTCTCGAGATAGGATTCTCCGTTAACCTCATACTCGCTAGCCACTTCTAGGCATTCTGTAACGACGTAAGGTAAGCGCGTGTTGATGGAGAACAGATCCATTAGGAAAGTTTTCCCGCATCCAACCGGTCCGTGCAGTAAGATGCCTTTCTTCAGCGAAAACTCTTCGTTCTCAGATTCAAAACGTGGATCATTTGAGAAATACAGGCAAAGTAACTTAAATATTTCCCGGTTGTACTTGTCCACCCGAATAGTTGGAAATCGCCTTGATACGAAATCTTGCAGCTGCTTAGCGTCGAACTCCGGCGCCTGTGATGTTTGTCTCAGCTTTTCAGCATAAGCCAGCTCTTGGAGCTTAGCGCGCTTTGCCCGTTTTGCATTTCGGATGATCACGCTCATCTCCTCATCAGAAAGTTCAACGTCATCAAGATCATCTGAATGGTTCCCGGCCATCAATGAGCTTTTTATCTCCGATAGCTGCAAAATTTGTCCTGTTCTGTGTTCCTGCTGCATAAGTCTTTTTTATTTCAAATAATCCCTGGTACTGGTTGCTGATTGAATAATCGACGATCAGCGTCGCCTGCTTGAGATCGCCACCGGAAAGCTTCATCAGGTGGCTGTAATTCTGCTCGAGCATTTTTTGATTCTTAAAATTTTTTTTGAGCTGTTTACGAAAATCTATCCATCGCATGAAAAGAGGTTTAAAGTCCGGATCGATAAAAGAAAAATCAAAATCTGTAATCCTGGACCTCTGTCCCCCTTGGGGGATTAAAGGGGGTTTTACTTCTTCTTCTTTTACTTTTACTTCTTCTTTTACTTCTTCTTTTACTTGGTGATTGTTTCCGTCTGGAATTTTAAGTTTTCCGGCCGGAATTGTCTCTTTTCCGGCCGGAATTGCTTTTTTCTGCATTCTTAGCTCTTTTCTCGCACGGTCTTTTTCGCGCTCTTCGTTAACTACTCTGTAGGTTTCGGATACAATATCAGTGGAGATCACGCCCTCCTCAATGCTTATGAGATGGCAGGCTTCAGCCAGGAATGATATGTATTGATCGAAGTCATCAGGGGACATGCCTAAATCGGTGGCAATACTGAGCCTGTTATAACCTTTGTTCAGATCTAGTTTACAGCCATCGGATTGCCCGATGATATTATTAAGAGCCCAAAATTGACCTTCACCGGCCCAGCCATATTTAGCCCGCAGCGCCTTGAACTTTGGATGCTCATGGCTGTTCGCTTCATGCCGGTAATAATCAATATTGTTCTTCATGCTAAGTACAGTGATAAGTCTATTAGGCTTCTACCTTGAATTGTTCCTTCAGGTCTTTTAAGCTTTTGTTCAGTTTCTCTTCGCGACGATCGCGTTTTCCTTCCTGGTCAAGTTCTATCCTGGTAAGGACATCCGGACACCAATCTTTAGCCAGGTGTAGAGTAATTGCATGGCTGATGCCGTTATGGCCAATAGCCGCAAACTTGTTGATGAGCGCTTGCCTTACAATAAATGATTTCATATGCTGAGGAAGGTTTGATATCTCCTCCAGTAACTGCTTGCCCTCATTGTAATAGCTACTACGAGAGAGACCAAGATGCTTATTGAGTCCGCTACTGTAGCTACAGCTTTCATAGCAAAGAACATATAAGGCGTTCATCTCAGCTTCTGATAGCTCCGGACGGGTTTCATCTGGTTCAGATAACTTGAAAGGAATCTGATCACGACTGGCTATCACCTGCTTCATGATCTTCTCCTGATCGATTTCACGGCCGCGTCTGATTCTCTGATCGATATCAGCTTTAAGGGTATGATAAGCCCTCATTGGATCGCTCTCAGTTGTCTTTTCAGCTGTTCTCTTAGTCGACTTTAGAACAATACTTACTATCTCACCTTTGGAGTGGGTGGATATGGAGAAAGCCTTTATAGAAGACGCTTTCTTTTCTTCCCAGCTCTTCAAGGCCGCTTCGAACCTTCCCCTATTTTCTTCTTCTGAGGATCCGGCCCAATTATAGCTTGACTGCCTAGGTTTTGATGGAAGTTCTTCATAATCGTCATACTTCTTTAGGACGGTGAAGCCATCCTTTTTCAAGGTATTTGCGATCAGATCATTACCACCATAGTTTTCGTTTACGAAGATCGTGTTAGGATCAGCGACCGCAGCGAAGAGCTTTTTCTCAAAGCCATCGTTACTTTTTGCTTCAAAACACTTGCTATTATGACAGATAGCTTCTGCCTCATTATCCGGGAATAGATCCTGTTGGAAGGCTGAGTTGAAGTGACAGTTCGAGCAAACGGGGGAAGAAAATCCCTTACCTCGAAATACATCAGCAGGATCAAACGGCGCTTCAGATAGCTTCCTTTCTACCCTATACGACAACCACTGTTTAAGGTCTCTTACGGTACCCACACCACCACCGTAACCGGAACTGTACTTATCCTTAAACCAAAGCTCCTGATCATCTTCACCTACCCGGCTTAACAATTCGGCATGACCAATACTGATATCAGACTTCAGGAAAAGGTCATTAAGGGTTGGGACTAGGTTAACGAGATGCAACCGGCGTAATACATAAGCTTCGTTCTTTCCGATCTTAGCAGCAATGTCTGTGATGGTGTAGTTCATTTTGTCTCTCATCATCATGAAGGCGTCTGCTTCTTCCATCGGGTGAACATCTTTGCGCTGCAGGTTTTCTGTTACCATCAGCTCCATAGCTTCATTGTCAGATAAGTTCCGGATGATCACCGGTATTTGCTTCAGGCCTGCTTTGATCGATGCATGGTAGCGGCGTTCACCACACACGATCTCGTAACCATCTGCATCAGGACGTACTGTTATTGCCTGGATCAAACCAAGCTTTTTAATAGATGCTGCCAGCTCATCAATGGCAACCTGGTCAAACTCCTTACGAGGGTTTAACTTACTTGGAGCGATAAAGACCGGCTCAAGCATCGAGATGGTTGGTACTCCAGCCTCTTCTGCCGGGATCTTACTCCCTGGTGTTGGTACATTCTGTTTTTTCATATTATGATTATTAAAATTCTCTTCAGTACTTATGCGTTGTAAATTTTTAAGCTCTACCATTACCGTCTCTTCTGTTTTGAGCCTGCCTTTCAATTCAAGCGTCACTCTGCAGTAATCGGGAAAAGCATTAGAGCAATAGCGATTGAATCTTCCAGATCTGCCATCGTAATTCCCTCCTTTAATTGTAACCGGCTCATCAACTTGATAGATCGGCCGGGTTCTAATGATTTCCTGTTGCGTGATATCCCATGGTAATTCCTTCATGTTATGCTACTTTTTGGTTGAATAAGTTGATCAAATTGTCGATCACACTCACTTCAATCAGTTCCTCATTTCCTGTGACCTTTGCTGCGATATTGCGCTTCTTGTTGATGATTGAATAGATGTACTCATCAATAGTATTCTTACCTAGGAAGTAGATTGCGTTAACTGAGTTCTTCTGACCGATACGATGACACCGATCTTCACACTGCTCCTGATCAGCAGCAGTCCAAGACTGCTCAACGAATCCCACATTGGAAGCAGCTGTAAGTGTAATTCCAACACCGGCCGCTTTTATTGAACAGATAATAAGCTTCACATTAGGATCTTTCTGGAAGCTGTCAACAGAATGTTGCTTTTGTTCTGCGTTCTCTTGACCAGTAACCATTACAGCTCCCGGATATCTGCTTTTAACAGCCTGAGCAACATCTTTCAAATGGATGAAGAGAACCATCTTTTCTCCGGATTCCAGTATGTCATCAACATAGTCGAATACTTCCTGCAGCTTACCTAATGCAGATATCCGTTTCAGTACACCCATTTGCACCATAATTTCGGCCTGCATTGCGCGCTGAACACGAGCATCATCAGCTTTCTCGAATTGTTCTAGGTACCGCTTTAAGTTTTTTTCAGCTTCAAGGTATTCCTTCCTGGTAGTGATGTTGCAATAGACAATCTGCCTAACCTTAGAAGGTAGATCTTTCAATACCTCCTCCTTAGTGCGCTGATAAAAGCAGTTCGCCTTCAGAATGCAGTTAAGTTCATTAAGATTTGAAGCATTGTTCGGTCCGCCACAATACCGCTTAATGAACTGCTCATACCCTCCGAAAATCCTCAGCTGATTGATAATACCTAATTGCGGCACCAGATCAATGGGCTTATTTACAACTGGTGTACCGGTACAAAGAAGGATATACTCTTTCCCGGCGCATATTCCTTTTGTAAGCTTTGTTTGCCTGGTGGAAAATGATTTGCACCGATGGCTTTCGTCAACCACAACACTTTTAAATAGCTGTACATTCTTATCCTTAAACACGACATCTTTAACTGTCCATGGTTCGCCTTTAATTCGTTTAGGAAGCTGCTGTACAAAATACTTTGTTAGGCTTTCATAGTTGACAATAAAGACATCTGCCATCGCATGTTCCCAGTACCGGGGAAACGTTGTCTTGATTCTGTCTTCCAAAATCATAGCTTTTTTATCAGACCATTTATGCCATTCCCTCTTCCAGTTCTCTTTTAACCCGGACGGACAAATAATTAAGCATGGAAATGCATCACCGGCAATGATGGTAGCAATGCTTTGTACTGTTTTACCAAGCCCAGGCTTATCTCCGATTATAGTCCGTTGTTTTGCGATGTTGAAAGCCACACCAGTCTTTTGGTAGGGATACATTGGCATCTTAAGCGGTATGTCAATTGCTAGTTCTGGAAGTTCTGGAACGTCAAACGTTTTCTCTTCTTCTACAGGTAGACCGAATATGAACCCGTTTGCATAAGCGAACCGCTCCACTTCAATCCTGAAGCGTGCCGGAACTTTCCATCTCTTTCTTGCTACTTCATACTTGTACTCCGGAAAGGAAGATTTGATCACGCCTATAATGGCAGGATCGTATCTGAAATAGATGTAGAAATACTGTCCTTGGTGAATTATGTATTTCGTATTGTTCATTGGTGGTACATTTTGTTTGTGACTGGAGCAGGAATCGAACCTGCTATTTGCAACGATTGAGGGCTTATGCTTGCCTGACGTTTGCGTCTACCATTCCGCGATCCAGTCATTTGCCCCGTCAAACGCGCTTCATCTAGAATTGGCACGATGTATAGGGGCGTTTTTTAACTAGCTTTTTTGATAGTTTCCTTCTTTTTGGATCCCTTTAACTTTACTCCCTCTTCATCGACGTGCAGGTCATCTTCGTCTAGGTTATCCTGAAACATCTCTAGCTGTCGCTTTGGGGCTTTCTTTTTCCTGAACAGGTATTCTTCAACCTCATGTTTGATGTTGGCTACTATCTCACCAAGCTCGTTCATGTACTCGTATGGCTGATCATCTTCCCACTTATAGAAAGGCGTATTAAGCACTTGAGTCTTTCCAGTGCTTAGAGTTCTCACTCCAGAAATAGAGATGCCTTCATGTTCATCTTCACCCCCGATCGTAAACGAAGAGACAGATATGGACTCAACATGATCAACCTGATCTAAGGTTAAATTGAGCACCTCAGGCACTTCGCACATAAATGCAATGTGAGGAATCAGTCTTTGAAATGACTGAACTAGGTCATTGTGGGCAATCCAATCGCAGTTTACACCATCAACCTCAGTTTTCTCACCGGTCTCGTTGAGCTCTATATACCCGATCTTCGTGAGTACTAGCTCTTTTGTTAATTTTGCTTTTCTGATTTCTATCATGGTATTATTAATTGTGCTTTTCTTACTGGAAACCGTTCTCCTTTCCTATCTTCTACAATAAGGACGGATCCGTAATCCGCTACCTCAGTCACTTTATCCATTCGTTGACCATAGATCCGTCCTTTGAAGTTGCTCAAGACGTCATCAGCTAACCTTCATTCTACTGGCTCTGGTACCGGTACCGGCTCCTCCTCTTCGATATCCATAGCAAACACTTTCTTGTCGGTGATCAGGTGCCGGTTAATCTCAAGGAAGTCAATCAAGTGCACAACATGGCTATGTAGACGCTTCAGATCACGCTCCGGATTGTAGATATAATCCTCCCTGTAGGTGTTATTAAAGTCCGTCACGTCGTACACGAACTGTGTTACCGGTATGCCTTGCTGATTGAGTGTAAAAGGATAAACTATATGCTGATAGTTGTACAGGAACTTTGGAAACTCGTACTTAGTCGTTGTCTTGATATCGGAAACTACATCCCCCTCAAGCTCGTCGATATACCCGTAAAGCAGTACAGTTCCTTTTGACGTTTCAAAGTAGCCTTCAGTTAGTAATTGAGGTACAGCGTTCTCGTAACGAGCGGCAAATTGATGCACCAGGTGTTGCTTAAAGTCAAATGACCATGGGTTACCTTGACGATCCTTGTGCTTATAGGTGTACACTTCCACTTTTCGTACTACCTGAGGTACTACCAAGCCATCGTTTATAGCATCCGATAGCTTACCGGCGGCAACAAGATCTACCAGATCATTGAAAGCGGTACCCTTCTCCGCTTTTTCAGAAGAGAATGGTACCCGGTTGATCTTGTTAATAAACTCAGCAAAAGCATCTTCAGCTTCTGAGTGCAGGTAATAGTGAAACGCATCCAGTAGCGTTGCATAAAACTTATACTTAGGCTGCAGCTGTTGATTTTTCATATTGCTGGTTTTTAGGGTTAAGGATAAGTCCCAACGATTTCTGTTTAGCCTTGAAAAGCTGGCCGGCTTGAACTTTTGAATCCCAGATATGATCCATTTTCGTAACCCACTGGACAAACTCGTTTGCCGTCGAAGCGTCCGTCACTAAGTCAAGGTTCTCCTTTACAGCTGTCATCAATTCATTGTACTGCTTGGTGATCACTTTTCTTTTCTCCAGATAGACCTGATAGTCCGCAATGATTTGAGTTAAAAGATCATTCGGTTTGTCTTGTACGGGGGACCCTTTGTCATCTATTAGGACCGAAAGTTTAATGACGCTTTGTAGGTTGCAGGTATTTTTGCCGTAATACTTTTCGCATGGATCGAAACTGATGGTTCTGGCTTTCCCTTTCGCTTCCATATAGCCAACCAGATCAAGCTCCTTGATTAGATCACCTGATGAGGATCCTCCGATCTCCGGACGAACTATCTTCTGTTCACCATCTTTCTCTTCTTTGTCATGGGCAACGAATATTAGATGCTTACCGAGCTGATCGACTTGCCTCAAAAAGGCAACGAATGCTCCCTTCCGAGCTCCATAACCCTGAAGCGTTAGAGAACCATCAGGCTTTCCAAGTTTAGGATCATTCTTAATCAGGTAAGCCGTCATGAAGTCGAGCATCTTTCCTGCAGTATCAATTATGATTGTTTTGTACGAGGAGATATCGTCACTAAGAACTTCCAGAACATCTTCCCAGGAGTCAACTTGAAGGGTGTCTTTATGATGCGCAGGGTTGACACGGTGAACACCTCTGTCAAAGTCAAGGTGTAAAGGACTCGGAGCGCTAAGAGCAAGCGTGCTTTTACCAAGACCCGGCTGTCCGTAAATAAGGGCTTTGATTGTTTTTTGAACTTGTAGTTCAGCTGGTTTTCTGATTTTACTCATGATACATTTTGTTTAAAAAGGGTTTAAAAAATTATGGTGATTGTTTGGTAAACTATTGTTAAGAAGCCTATCAGGCCTATTGCTACTGAGGAGCAGATAATCACTTTGTCTGATGTGGAAATCTCACTTTGAGACTCATCCCACTCTCTTTCATCAAATACCATCGCTAAGGAAATTTTTAACCTGGTCCATATAGTTGCTGAGTTCTTCAGGATTAATCTTCCCGGATGATATCAGCTTGCTTAGTTCCTCAGCTCGACGGGCCTTAGCGGTCTGCTGCTTCATCTCTTCGACCTGGCTCGGAAAGAGATAGCGATCAGAAGCATAGATAAAATCTGCTTCGACCTGGATGTAATGCATCCACTCGTTAAATCCCTTCGCGGGATTATTGCGGTTGTAATCAATCGGATAAACCGTCGATTGAATAGCCAGCTTACGCTTCATAGGGCGGCTGTTGCTTGAGTTAATGGATCTTGCTATATTTGCCATACTGTTGATGATTATCCGCTTGCGGACTTTGTTAATGGTACATTTTGTTTAAGAGGTTCATCCTCTGGTCCCCGTTGGCTTGGTACCCATCGGGGTTTTTTGTTGGTACATTTTGTTAGATAGCTTTCAATGTAGCTGCAGCCTTTTCCTTAGCCTTCTTCGTCAGGATCTTCTCGTTATGCATTGCGATGAAATCCATCTTTAATTGCCTCAGGTATGCTTCATCTTTATGCAATGGAAGTCTTGTACCATCCCCAGTCACTTTACCTGCTGAACTTTTCGTCCTGGTAGCGTGTCCTGCTTGTTCAGCGATATGTACAACTTCCAAAAGCATACTAAGCTTCAGCCTCTTCTTTAAATTTTAACACCACACCTCTTGCCTCGATTCTCGTAATAGCAGCGTTGATAATAAGCTCGTTGTAATCATCCTTAAGTGTTGTTAATTCCTTCCGAACGTTCTGACGATTGAAGTTTCCCCCCAACTGGTTCGCGATCCCCTGCATCTCTCCATGCTCAAGATTCTTGTATATTTCTGCTAATAATTGTGGTGACACTTGCATAAATTATATATTTGTGTATTACATTTCGTTGGAACAAATATACTTTACTTTATTTTACTTTACAAAATTAAGTGACATATTTTTTTAACACTCTTTAAAATAGACAATGGACGATTTCCGATCGCAACTAAGATCAAAAAGACGGGGAGCCGAACTCACTCAAGAAGAGCTTGGAAAGCTAGTAGGCGTATCTAAAGCTGCTATTTCGCAGTTTGAGAAAGGGACTATAAGTCCACAACCAGAAGTCCTACACAAACTCGAAGAGACGCTTGACACCAAGTTTACTCTTACCGAGAAGCTAAACGACCACACTTTACAAAGTAAAGCTGAAGGAGATTATATTCCTATGTATAATGCTCCAGCCGCTGCATCAGGTGTCGAAATCTACAACGACACTCAATCAGGTAAAGTGATCGGATACATGAGCTTTCCCGGGATCACTAAAGGAAGCTTTGCTTTACCTGTCTATGGAAACTCAATGAATCCAACTCTTGTCAATGGCTGCTGGACGGTACTTAGACCGATTGAAAATAAGAATGCGATCATTTGGGGGGAAGTATATTATATCGAGTGGGAGAACTACAGAATGTACAAGCGATTGCTGCTGGCAGATAACGAAGACGAGGTCATCCTATGGAGCGACAACCAGGAGGAAAAGATAAATGGCCGGCCCATTCATTCGCCCATATTAATAAAGAAGGTGGAGATCTTCAAGCTATGCCTGGTCACGGATATTTATAAAAAGCCTAATCACTAATCATGAGAAAATACATACTACTTCTACTAATCTCTGTTGCTGCCTTCAGTTCTTGCAAGAAGGAAGAGCAGGAACAGCAAGCTACAGGTGCACTAAAGTTAAATTTCGATGGAGGTGATTACAAAGTTCAGGTTTACAAGCTGAGCTCCGAAGGTGGCCCCCAATACAAGACAGTCACTATTGAGAGCGGCAAACAAGTTTATGCTGAACCATTAGAGCTGATTGAATCGAAAGGACAAGCCAGCTTTTCAGGATCAGCAAATTTGGGCGTTACATATATGATGGATGTCCAGAAGGCAAAATCAACTACTTTAAAGGTCGATGCTTACCTTAATGATGAGGGTATCAAATCTTGGTCTATTAATCAAGAAACCAACAGGGAGATATTATACCTATACGTTCCGGACTAACAGCATGATTGATTTATCAGATATTGAAAAAGGAAACGTAAAGCTTCCAATAGACAGCACACAAGCCCTTGTGGAAATCTTACGACTAAGCGTGTCAAATCAAGCTATGATCAATGCACTTACACACGTGTTGCTCTTTGAAACTTCACTAATTCCAGAATCAGAACGCGATAAGATTGCCGAAATACTTAAAGACAGGCATGACTCAAGATTTAACGAAATGTGGGCAGCCTATGTTAACGCAGTAGCAAAGAAATAACATCTCAATATTAATATTATGAGTAAACTCAATATAGAAGGCATAGAAATAAACGTTGAGTCCAAGCAGGACATTGATTATATCTCCCTTACCGACATGGCCAAAAGCCAACACGAAAATATTATCATAACCAAATGGCTCAGCTTAAAGAACACAATCGAATATCTGGGTGAATGGGAGGCCATGTATAATGCTGATTTTAATTATACCGAATTCGGTATAATTAAAAATACTGCAGGTGGCAACAACTTCGTCCTATCTGTCAAAGAATGGATAGAACGAACGAATGCTATTGGTATTACTGCTAAGGCCGGAAGATACGGAGGGACATATGCCCACAAGGATATCGCGTTCCAGTTTGGAATGTGGATAAGTCCTAGATTCCAGCTACTACTCGTAAAAGAGTTCCAAAGATTAAAGGAGGAAGAAAACAAGCGACTTGGTTCGGAGTGGGATTATCGACGATTCTTATCAAAGACCAATTACAAGATTCATACTGATGCAATCAAGGAGCACGTATTGCCCAAACTTAATGTTTCAAAAGATAAGGAATGGCTTGTCTACGCTAGTGAAGCTGATATTTTAAATGTGGCCCTATTTGGAATGACAGCTAAACAATGGAAGGAAACTAATCCTGAAGCCGCTCTCAAAAATCTCAATTTACGAGACTTGGCTGATGCCCACCAGTTATTAGTGCTTAGCAACCTTGAAAGTCTCAACGCTGGCATGATTCAGGCTGGAACTGACAAATATCAGCGCTTACTTACCCTTAGAAAAAACGCTGAGTTTCAACTTGATTCCTTGCGAAAATCATCATATACACTGGAAAAAATCCAAAGCCCATTCAAAAAACAAGGAAACGCGATTGAACAAAATCAGAGATCGACAAAGAAAATTGATAAATCTAAAGATTAACGATGATTGACCAGCAAGCGGCCAAACGCTTACAAATAATATATGAGAGCTTCGAAGGCGGACAAGTCGACTTTGCGAAGTTTTGCGATGTATCGCAACCATCAATAAGCAGAATGCTTGCCGGCACTCAACCGATTCCACTGGAGGTTATAAAAATCATCTGCCTGAAGCTCGGTTACGATCCCATGTGGATGATCACCGGCACCGGTCCGGCGAAGGTAAAGGAGCAAAAGTCGAGCCTGGTAACTGACTTAAAGAATCTGCAGGTCGAAATAAAGATTCTAAATGCCAGGATCTCAGCGCTGGAGAACAAATCAGGAGAATTTAGCCAGCTGACCAGATAG